AGCTCCGCTTTGGTCATGGCATCGAGATCGGGGCCTTCGGCCTCATCGTCGGCGCCATCGTCCCCCTCATCGCCACCATCGGCCGCTTCGGGCTCAGGGGCGGGCTCAGGGGCCGGCTCTGGTTCAACGGCCGCTGGTTCAGGCTCCGGTTCCGGCGCCGGCTCAGGGGCCGCTGGGGCCACGGAACGACCCGACTTGGGCTTAGTCCAGCCCGGAGTAGTCAGAAGGAACTCCGCGTCTTTGCCCGGTACATCGAACACGCCATCGGCATCCCCTGTCACAGTCCCCGTACCGTACTTGAGGCCCAGCTCCATGCCGGCCAGACTTGGATTCTTGATCTTCATTGTCCTTTTTCCCTCCGAAAAGTAGAAAGGGCGAGCGAACTAATGCCCGCTCGCCCCGTTCTACCAGCTTTCGCTATGGGCTTCCTCCCTTAGAGGCTGCCCGCTTCGCGACCGATGTTCTTGACCACGATGTTCTTGGCGGGCGTGTACAACTTTATCGCACCATAGACTACCTGAGCCCACCTGATGCTCGTGTCGATGGTTGCGAGGGGAATCCGGGTCATTGGCAAGAGCTGAGCCCATGACATTGACCGCTGATTCTGCTGCAAAACGAAGCCCTTGGTGGTCCCCGGAATGTCGCCGTTGCTGTCCGTAATGACCTGCGTTGCGCCAGTGCGCGCGACGCGTGTCATGAGCTGAGCGGTGCCCGCTGCGCCGCCGACCGTGGAACGGTACAGCTCGTAGAAGGTCGTGCCCTGCCCACCGTCTGCCACCGTGAAGGTGACGTTCTCGCCCGCAGCTACCGTGACCCCGGCCGTGGTGACCGGAGTGCTGACGCCGTAGCGGTTGCCCGCCATGACTTGGTAGATGTACACGCCCGCGTCAGCCAGGATGAACTGGCTGCCCGTGCCGGCCGCTGCCGGTGCCACGGTGATCGTGGGAGTGAGCGGTCGCTTCGAAGCGTCGCCCAAGCCGTTTGCAAGCGGCGTCTGGGAGTCTTCAAAGAACACGTGGTCGTGCAAGTTGATCTTGCCGTGCTGGCCCTGGAAGGCCGTGACGGAAGCGCCGAGCACACCGGGTGCCGGTGCAATGGCGAATCGTTGCCGCTCGTAGACCTGCTTCGCGAGATCCGAGAATGCCCCGGCGCTAAAGTAGGCATCGGTCGCCATCCCGTAGTTTTCGCGAATCTGCAACAGCATGTCGTTCATCGCGTTTTCAGTGAGCGCAGCGCCACGAAGGTCGACCACGTTATCCGGCGCCGCATCCGAGATCAGCTTTTCGAGACCGTCGAGCTGTTCGGGGATGAGCGAGGAGTTGCCGAAGAACAGGGAGTTTTCCAGATTCTTCAACAAATCCATGGTCTTGTTCATGGTTTCGAGCGCGATCACGTTGCCGTGCGCGGCTCGAATGGTGTTGGCTACGTGCGTGACGCGGCCGACAACGCCCAAGAATTTCGTGAGAACCGTCACGCGTTCGTACGTGCTGTCCTCTTCCTCGGGAAGAGCGCCTTCACTCATCCAACCCATGTTGAAGCGACGGCTGCCTGAGCGGCTGTAGCTTACAAGTCGGTTGAACTCCTCCACTGTGTTCTGTGCACTCACCTTGGAAATGCTACGAAACAGCTTGATTTCTGACATTTCGAACGTCAGATTTTTGAGTTGTGATTCGAGACTTTCCGTCCTCAACGGAAAACCGACACCGGGCGCAACGCCTGGGTCGTTCACGTCACTGCCGGCCGTAAGGGCCTTGCGCAGCTCAGCTAGCTCGTCGGGCGACGATGTGCCCCAACCGCCGTAATCGCGGTAGTCACGCGCCGAAACAAATGATCCTACACTCATCTTGTTTTTCCTTTGTTCTTTCTAGGCGCGTTTAGGCGTACTGCCGAGCCGCGTCCGCCTCATTTGGATGGGTCTGGAGGAAGTTGTGAACGGCGCCGACTGTCTTCTGGTCGATGACGTTGCCCCCCTCGAACAGCCCGACCAATTCGGACGTTCGGTGGCCATTGATCTCGTGCATGCCTTTTTCAAGGTTCATGTACGTGAGGGTCGAAAGGATCTCGCTCTTGCGAAGCTCCTTACCACCCTGGCCAAGCTCACCGGGCAGTGCCTTGTGAAGCGGCTGCGCCCCGGAAAGCTGGGTAGCTCCCTTTGGTGCGGCCGGTGTGCGCTCCACGATGTTCAGGCGCTCTCCGAGAACCTGAATGACGTTGCTCTGGCTCTTGAGCAATCCACCGATCTGGTGAAGTGCCGCGGCGAGCTTCTGGTTCACATGAGACTGCTGGCCTTCGAAGGCTCCCGCGCTCTTGCGAATCGCATCGAGCTGATCTGCCGTGCGGGCAGTCAGCGCCTCTAGGAACGGCGACACATCGATGGTGTCGGAGAGATCAGGATCTTCCCGGTACACATCCATGCTCTTCTGGAAAGCGTGCGCCTCAGACTTGTCGAAGGGATTTTCCTTCTTGTCCTTGTCGTCACCCTCTTCGTCGCCCTCTTCCTCTTCCTCTTCCTCATCGTCGCTCATGAAAGCGGCGAAAGCGTTGATCGTTCCGGCAGGAATGCCCGCGGCGCTCATCTTGGCGATCATGAGATCGTCAAGCCCGCCTACGTCACCACCACCGGCCGTTGCGCCTGAGCTTGCACCACGCTCGTCCACACGGCCGCCGGTCTCCACCGATGTGCCGCCGTACGCTTTGGTCAAGCTCGTGGCGTCCGCAGCCTTTAGAAGCTCATCGAGAGCGTTCCCAAGACCGTCGTCAGTCACTTGCGGCTCCGCTGGAGCCTGGTTCTCATCCGGCATGTTCACTATCCTCCGTTTCGGCGTGCCACTTCATCGCGTACGCCACGATTTTCTCTGCTAGCGCGCCGTCCAGGTTTGGCCGGATTGCGCGGAGTTTTTCGATCGCCTCAGTCGCTTTGTAGAGGCGCTTTTTCTTTTTCTTTTTCTTGCCGCCTTCGAGCGATTCATCGCGAAGCGGGAAGCCTTCACCGGGTGCAGTGCCGGGGTCGCTCACGGCGTTGCCGGCGCTCAGCGACTTGGCGAGCACATCGAGCCCGGTGTTCGTGTTCACGGGGCAGCGCGTGATCGCGACCTCGCGCACGGTCGCCTTGCGCACGACCTTGGGGTTCACGGAGTCGCGCTCTTCGATCTGCCCTTCGACGCTAAACCCGAGTCGGCGGTCGCTCTTTTGAAGCGCCTGCGCGATGTTCCAAAGGTTGTCAGAGCGTTGGTGGCCTTTGAGCAGGTAGCCTTCGACGTACCAACCTTGCTCCCCATCGGGCAGCTCCCGAAGCTCGCAAAGGTCGGGATACCCGACTAGGGCCTCAGTGCTGTGATCGTGGTTGTCATTGAACCAGCCACCCTTCAAAAACGGGCTGAAATCGAGCCCCTTCTGGATCAGGCGCTCGCCTTGGCGGTCGACTTCGCCAGTCGACACGATGCCCCCGATGCGGCGCTCTTTGGAGGGATCGACTCCCGCCTTTTCAAAGCACTCAACTTGAACATCGAACTTGAATGGTGTTGCCGTCAATGTCGCCCCCCGAACGCAAAAAAGGCGGCCAACCGTCGATGGTTGAACCGCCTCTAATGGCCACGCCCCCGCGTGACCTAGGCCCTGGTGATGATCTGACAGTATCCCCTAGGGCGTGTCAACTCTTGGGGACGGTGAAAACGGCCTTTCGCAGCTCGATCTTCGCCCTAGCGAGGATAACCGCGCGCTTGCACGAGCCGCAGTTGATCTCCACGTCGCCGCTCTTGTGCAAAACCACGATCGACGTTTTCGCTTTGTAGCGTGCGCCGGAACTACTCTTGCGGAATATGGGACGATCACAGTGCGGGCAGTGCAAGTGCTTGTCGCCGTTCATTATCCCTTGTTCAGTCATGCCCAGATTTTTCGATACGCTTTGTGCACGAATGCGAACTGCCGTGGCCAGCGAAGCATAAGCCGCTGGCGATGGTACAGATAGAGCATCGTGACTTCGGCGGCATTCTCGATGGGCTCGCGTAGCGCGTAGTCGCTCACGTAGCCCTCATCCTTGCTGATCGTGTCGAGCGACGCATGCCATGCCTTGACCGCTGCGATGCTGCCGAGTTGCCGGATGAGGTAGACGTTTAGCGAGTGTCCGATCTCATGCGGGAGCACGCGCGCGATGCGCTCCGCGGGAAGCGTTTGCGAGATACGGATCTCGTTGCCGCTCCAATACGCGTAGTCGTGTTCATCGAGCGGGTTCTGCACCCGCGGGATATCCGTAGTAACAAACGTGATACCCACGTCTTTGTCAAAGATTTCGGGGGGTGTCTTGTCGATCACCTTCTGGATCTCATCCATCATGGTGGGGTCGCCGACACGCACGCTGATCCCCTTTTCGGGCCGGCTATCCCCGTAGCTCAGCACGGGCGCATCGGGTGTCGGCTTCGGGAGCGCCTTGCGCAGATCCCAATTCAGCCAGTCGCTTCGCAGCAATGACTCCGGCACCATCTCGCCCGTTTCGTCGAAAGCCCAGCCTTCGGGCACGTGGATGATATCGCAGCCACACCACGGATGGACGGGGCCGACCGTGGCCTTCCAATCGCGTGCCTTGCGGCCGACGTTGCTCCCGTTCTCGACCAGCTCACTCATCTTGAAGATCCGCAGTTGGCCCGTGGGCAGCTTGTGCAGCCTCATGCAATGCGGGCACGCGTCCGGGTTTGGCATCTTGGCGACCCGGATATCTTCGGGATCGCCGTAGCGTGAGGCGAGCCCCTGGACGATGCCCTCTTGCATGGCCTTCTGCTTCTCAGTGGCCGCGATGCGCTTGAAGTCGCGAGACCAATCCCCGGTCTTGTCGCCCAAGTCGCTCGCGAGCTGGCGCCACGTTTGCTGGCGCTGAATGTTCTCCGCGGTGGAGTCTCGGATCACGCCTTCGTAGCGCCGCCGCAGATCCTTGTCGGCCTCGATGGCGATGGTCGAAAAGTCGTCCGATATCTTGTTCCCGAGCCCCTTGATCTCCGTGGCCGCGGAGTGCTTGGCCCATTCGACCGCGTGCTTCTCGTTCGGCCCTATCGGGATCTTCGGGGCGAAGTCACTCACGAATTGCTTGTAGGTGAGCCCGTGGCGCCGCTTTTTCTCTTCGTAGGACCGCGACGCGCTCAGGACGTGCCCATAGCGGTAGGCGTCTTCGATGGCGTCCATGGCCGCTGGGGGCATCTCTGAGGCCGTGGGGACGAATGTATGCCGTAGGTCTTCGGGGAGTATCCCCGCGTCGATTAGGCGCTCTACAGAGCCCGGCGGTAGGGTCTCCGGGCCGATGGTCCCGGCGATGAACGCTTGGTGGTAGTCTTCGACGATCTGAGTCAGCTCATACAGCTCCCCCGGCGTGATCAACGGCTTCGGGGTGTCGGCCTTGGTGAGCTTCACCTTGATCGTCTCTTCGATGTAGTGCCGCATCTCAGACACCATCTTGTCGAGCTGCTTATCGTAGGCGCGTTCGAAGCGGCCCACGCTCGTGAGCATCGCCTTGTAGCGGCGGAACGTGCCCTTGCCGTAGCGCGGAACGGGCTCCGCTTTGACCAGAAGTCCGTTTCCGACCACCGCTTGGGCGATCTCGATAGGATCTAGGTCTGCGGGCGCGTCGACTCGAATCTTGGCTTTCGCCGCCACGTCGCCCCCCTGCATTACGGTGTCGTGACCAGATCCCCGGCGACCATGACGCGTACGCGCGCATTGCTCGTGAGCGACGTATTGCTGATCGATACCGAACTTGTGTTGACCGTGGCGAGCAAGTAGGCGAGCACGCCATCCGCTGCGCTCGCGCCCGAAGGATCGGCGGGTCGCTGGACCTGCATCGCGCTCGCGCCCGGAGTGCTGTTGATCCCGTTGGTAATCCCGATGGAATGTCCCAAAATGGCCAGTGCGGTGCCGCTCTGAATGTCGATTTCCGACCCGGTGCCGGTCGTGGTGCTCGCGAGCCGCAGCTCGCCGCCGTTATCCGACGCAACGGGCGCTTGGCCGTTCAACGCAAGGCACGAGTTGATGCGGTTGACGACCTGAGCGAGCGACTGATCGGCCGCATCGAAGCTGCACGAGACCAGCCCACCGTTGTCCACATCGAGATTCAGGGTCTCGCCGCCGGCAAAGCCGGTCGGGTAGGTGCCCCCGGAGCCGTCCACGATTGCAGCCGTGGCGAGCGCACCCCCGAAGGTCACTTCGATCTCTAGGTCGCTTTCAACGTAGATGAGCCGGGCTTGGGTCACGTCGCCCATGTCGATCGCGAGGTTCGTAGTGCCCGACTCGATCGTGAGCACTTGGGAGATCGCGTGGTCGAGCGTGTCTAACAGCTCCGTGAAGCTCCGCTCGAAAAGGCAGTCGTCCAGCGAGTTATTGAGACCCACTTCGAGCGATAGCACTGTGTTGGTTCGTACCCCCATCATTCCCCCACGATCTCTACATCGATGATCTGGCGATCATTGTGCACTCTTTGGCTCTTCCGCAACACTTCGACGGTACGGATGGCCGACTCAGAAGCCGCTAGGGCTTCCTTCTGGGATGCCTTGCCGCCCTTGACCCCCGAAGGTAGGTCTTTGCCCGAAGCCGACTCTTTGCCGCCCCCCTTGGCGCCTGGGGGGCCTTGCTGCTTCCCCTTGTCGTCGCCCTTGTCTTTGTCCTTGTCGGAACCGCCGAACCAGTCGGGAAGGCCACCGGAGTCGCCATCGCCGTCCCCGTCGCCTTCCTCGCCGAAGCCGCCTTCCTCGCCGCCCTCATCCATGCCGGTCTTGCCCTGGACCCATTGCAGGAACGTCGGGTCGAGAATGATCTCCCCAAGCCCATCGGGCAGCGGATCTTGATCCATCTCAGCGCGGATTTCGTCGACCGTCTTGACCTTGGTGACTTCAAGCATCCGAGCCTCACGCTCTTTGTCTTCGGCCTTGGCATCGAAGCCGGTGAACTCGAATTCAAAGTCGGGCTCTAGCTCCCACACGATATGCTGATTGATCGTGTCTTCGATGTGCTCGATGAGCGGCCGGAGCCCCTTATCCTTCGACTCTTGCACTTCGGCCTGGTTCGGCCGGGATTCGAAGAGCGATGAGCCGCCGCCGCCGGAGCCGTAGATGAACCCGATCTCTAGGGGGTCGATCCCGTAGACCGAACAGATCGACTTGGTTAGGAAGTCGAGCCACTGGCCAAACTCCATTTCGCGGTTCGTCGAATGGAGCGAGACCCATTGCAGGTCTTCCGCATTCAGAATCGGGGTCTTCCAACTGTTCTGGACGCCCGTCACCATCGAGTACCACATGCGTCGGAACGCGCGGAGCTGGCGGTCTGGAATGGCGCCCTTGACGTTGATCACGCCCTTGATTGCGGAGCCCTGAGAGAAAAATTTGGTATTGTATTCGAAGCCATAGAGCCAGCTCGTGATCATGCGGATGAGCTGTTCAATGGGCGAAAACCCGAAGCCATTCACGCGCAAGTCGCTTCGCGGGTTCATGACGCTCCACGCCATATCGTCAGGGCCGAACTCAGCGATCACGGAGTCTTCGTAGACCTGGACGTAAGCGACCCGGTTGCGGCGCTCTTCTGGGTCCATGTGCTCCACGTCCGCGACTGCGGGACGGATAGTCTCCGTGGGCAGCGCGATGAAACGGCTAATCCGACCTTTGCGGTCGCGGATCTTCTCGATGCAGATTTGGTCGTAGGTGAGGCAGTCCCGCACGATCTTCTTTAGGAAGCTGCGGAACGAGTCGCGATCGTACGCCTTCTCATCGGGGAGCATGTACCCGGTGGTTTCGATCATGCGCTCTAGCTCAGTCGCCTTCGTTTGCTGCGCTTTCGTCATGACCTTGGTTTTGTCGCGACGGTCCCGAAGGATAATGCGGTAGCCCCGGTCGTAGTCGCCTTGCTGCGGCACGGCGAACTGGCTGAGCTGGTTCACGCGGGTCTGGATAATGGCCGCGATCACCGTGTTCGATATGCTCATTTGGCGGAGCGTATCGTACGTGAGAATGCTGGGACGTTGCCGCCAGCCGCCCCAATCCATGACGCTGTAGGGATCATGAAAGAGACCACGGGGCTTCTCTTCCGTGGGCTGCGCGAGCCCGCCCTTCATGAGTGCATCCTGCATCTCATCGAACGGCACATCGTCGCCAAGGTCATCGGCCTTGCGCAATGACTGCATGGCGCCGTCAAGAGCGCCCGTCCCCGCCGTTCGGATATCGTCTAGGAGCCCCATTAGTTACACGTGCAATGTCCGGGCGGGATCAGAAGAGTCTGCATCTTGGTGAGGTCGTGGTAGCCGTGTACCGGACAGTCGCCGTCCCCCTTTACCACGAACTCCGGTTCGGGTGCGGTAAATGCGCGCCGGGTCTCCGCGACCTGAGACTTGCGAAGCGCGATGCTGGGGTCTTCGGTGTCATCGATGAACGAGCCTTGCTCATGGTGGTCGGCGAGCTGCGCCGAAGGCCGTGCTCCGGGGTCTTCCTGAATCCAGGGAGCCTCTTTGGAGTAGTGGGCCACTTCGCCCCTGTACCCGTTGCCCGCATCGTTGTCGAAGCCGCTCACATCGGGCTGAATGAGCCCGGAGTTGCGGAGGATATTGGCGATGCTCACGGCCGTCGCATCCTTGCCGGCAGCCATGAGATCGGGGTTGTTCCGCATGTAGACGACCAGCTCGTTCATGATGCGCATGGCAAAGAAGTTGAGCTGATCATCGTAGCCCGTGGGCTTGTTTTTCACGTGCTCGCATTCCTGCTTCTCGTGCTCGTAGGCTTGCTCTACGAACGCCCCAAGGTACTGCGGCAAGAGGTTGTCAGAGAGCTTGCGGCCCTTGCTCTCCGGCCCGCTCAGCTC